ACTGAATGAAAAGTTGGAGAATGCCGGTAACGATTGGGGACCGCTGTGGTTTGCAGGCGGATCAGTTGTTGGGGTGGTAATGTCACTGACAATCTTTTATTTAGCAATTCAAACAGTTAACGCGGAGCCAATCCAGTGAGTACCGATTATGACAAGATTGCAAAGATTGAACAAGCGATTAAGAAAAAATATGGTGAAGAGGCGATCAAAAACCCACTTTCGGATTGGGGTCAAGATAAAGAAAAAGAATATATTGAGCAGGTCAAGAAGGTTTCTCAGATCGAGAAAAGCAAGACTAAGAGCGAGAAGGAAGAATACAATGGTTTTTTAATAGATAAAAAACTACTTACTAGAGATAATAAAAGGGCGTGTCCTGTGTGTGCTCACTACTCTTTTAATGTTCGAGACGATGTTTATTTTAGTAAATGGGACTGTTGTCGCGAATGTTTTATACGGTGGGTGGAAGGTAGAGAAGAGCGGTGGACACAAGGATGGCGCCCCAAAATAGAGAATGAAGATGGTAAACGAGAAAGTGGACGAGTTGACGAAGATGGTATCTCTTCTTAAGAGAGACGCTGAGAAATGTGATAATGGCAACGCATCCGCTGCCACAAGGATTAGGAAGGATTTGATGAGTTTAATTAAGGAAATGAAAGAACTTCGACAATATGTTTTGGATCAACGAAAGGAGAAATTATAATGGCAACTGCTGAAGAAATTGTAAGAGGATTATCACAAGTGCTAGCTGATTCCTATGATGGCGCAACCGACGAGAAAGGTGATCCGCTGGAAATGGGATTGCGAAGAGGTGCTTTTGATGCCAACATCACGGATAAAAGAGTGAACGATGGGTTTGGTCTTTCGGTAAACGGGAATGTTTTGATAGTAAAATATCAAGGTGAGGTGACTCTCAAAGAGATTAAGGACAAGAATTTTGAATCTGACATGGGACAGTGCATGGCCGATGTTCTTAAATTTATTAAAAAACAATATAAGAAAGTGACAGGAAACACTTTGTCGTGCAAGCCAATAGGCGATATGAGTTATAGCGTGCAGTCTACGAGCAGAGTGAGAACGTGGGTCGAGGCGCAGGCGCGTTATAAGATAGCGGGGATGGATGGTGTAGCCAACGGATACGATGCCCCTTCTGGAGAAGAATTGCTCGATAAATCAATTAGGAAATTCCTTGGAATGGGCAAGAAAGATTGGAGCGCCAAAAAACCTGAGAATGTGACTCGGAAAAAGGAGCAATAAAATGGACATGTCCAAAGACCGCTTAAGGCAGATTATTAAGGAAGAGATTGATGATATATACGGGGATCCCCAAAACGGCACGTTAGATGACCGTCAAGACCCTGATGCTTTGGACGACGAAGATTACGAGTGGAAAAGCGTGAAAGCTCATCTCCAAAAGATTCACCATCTCGCAGGGGTCATTTCTGATAGCATGGAAGAACCCGAGGATGTAGAAGAATGGATCCAGGAAAAAGTAGCAGTAATCTCGGCAATGCTTCATAGTATTCAACATTATCAAGAATCGGAAAAAGTAAGAGTTAGTTAATAAAATGTCATGGCGTATAATATTCCCAAAAGCGAGATTAAGAAAGAAATTACCAAATGTGGTAAAGATCCCGTTTACTTTCTGAATAACTACGCTAAGATTTCACATCCCGACAGGGGACTTATTCCATTTAATACATACGACTTCCAAACAGAACTCTTAAAAAGTTTCAATGATCATCGATTTAATGTTATTCTAAAGGCGCGCCAACTAGGGATTTCAACCATTACAGCAGGATATGTGGCGTGGTTAATGCTGTTCCGCCGGGAAAAGAATATTCTGGTGGTGGCCACTAAGTTTTCTACAGCGGCAAACTTGGTGAAGAAGGTTAAGGCGCTCATCAAAAATATGCCTACTTGGATAAAAATATCAGATATTAGTGTAGACAATCGAACGGCGTTTGAACTTACTAATGGATCGCAAATTAAAGCATCCACAACGTCAGCAGACGCGGGTCGTTCTGAAGCGCTTTCTCTGTTGGTAGTAGACGAGGCAGCACACGTTCCTGAGTTAGAGGAGATGTGGAAAGCACTCTACCCTACCCTATCCACGGGAGGGAGATGTATTGCTCTTTCAACCCCTAATGGTGTGGGAAATTGGTTTCATCAAACGTATGTAGATGCCGAAGAGGGAAGGAATAGTTTTTTTACCACTAAATTACCATGGGATATGCATCCTGATCGCGATAGCGATTGGTTTGAGAAAGAAACTCAAAACATGTCCCGGCGCGACATTGCTCAAGAATTACAATGTAATTTTAATATGTCCGGCGAAACCGTGATCCACCCAGAGGATATTGAGAGGATGTTGAATATTGTTAGGGATCCCAAGCATCGCACTGGTTTTGACAGGAACTATCATATTTGGGAAGAATTCCAAACCGGATCGGAATATTTGCTGGTTGCAGATGTGGCGCGTGGGGATGGCAAAGATTACTCTGTCTTTCATGTCGTCAAATTGAATACAATGGAAGTTGTCGCAGAATACCAAGGAAAACCCAATATAGATATGTTTGCTAATTTACTTAATTCATCGGGCAATGAATATGGGCAGTGCATGGTGGTGGTGGAAAATAATAATATTGGGTTTAGTGTACTAGAAAAGTTGATTGAATTAGAATACCCCAACGTCTATCACTCTATTAAGTCCAGTCATGAATATGTGGATCAGATAACTGCTGAAGGCACCAACAGCGCCGTACCGGGATTTACTACGTCGGGAAAGACGCGACCATTGATTGTAGCAAAGTTGGAAGAATTTATAAGGAATAAGATACTTACTATATACTCTCCCCGGATGGTTAGTGAAATTAAAACTTTTGTGTGGAATAACGGAAAACCACAGGCGATGCGTGGATATAACGACGATTTGGTTATGAGTCTAGCAATAGCATGTTGGGTGAGAGATACGGTAATTACCTCCTCCAAGAGGGATATAAAATATACCACGGCAATGTTGGAAAGTATGGTAATAGCAAACACTAGTCTCAATACGACCATTCCAGGGATGCACGGATTTAAAAAAGACGATATGTATGATAAAGTACAACAAGAGAAAATAAACCAAGAAGAGTTCATGTGGCTCTATAAAGGATAAAAAATGGTAGATAATGCAAACAACCCACGAAATGACGAGTCAACTCTTTTTAAGAAGTTGACAAGGTTATTGTCGGGCCCCATTGTTAATCGGCGCTCCCAAATTTACCGTTCCCAGCGAAGGCAGGATTTGGATAAATATAGATTCAAGTCGGCGAGCGGACAGGATTTTAAAAAATCAGCGTATAATCCATTTGAAAGTTTAGGATCGAGTGCACTTTCCCAAAACCGGAGAACTGAGAGATACGTAGACTTTGATCAGATGGAGTATACTCCTGAGTTAGCGTCTGCCTTGGATATTTACGCAGATGAGATGACGACTTCTACTTCTCTTGAGAAAATGCTTACTACAAAGTGTCCTAACGAAGAAATTAAAAGCGTCTTAGATACACTATATGATAATATTTTGAATGTGGACTTTAATTTATTTGGGTGGTGTCGCACAATGTGCAAATATGGCGACTTCTTCCTTTATATGGATATTGATGAGGGGATTGGAGTCAAGAGTGTGATTGGACTGCCACCTTCTGAAGTTGAAAGAATGGAGGGGGAAGATCCCACAAATCCCAATTATGTTCAATTTCAATGGAATAGTGGTGGGCTCACATTTGAGAATTGGCAAGTTGCCCATTTCAGAATTCTAGGGAATGACAAATATGCCCCCTACGGGACTTCTGTTTTAGATCCTGCACGCCGCATTTGGCGCCAGTTGATCCTACTTGAAGATGCGATGATGGCATATCGTGTGGTAAGATCCCCGGAACGTAGAGTTTTCTATATTGATGTAGGTGCGATTGCCCCCGAAGATGTGGAGCAATATATGCAGAAGATTATTACTCAAATGAAGCGCAATCAAGTTGTAGATCAAGAGACAGGAAGGGTTGATTTGAGATATAACCCGATGAGTATTGAAGAGGATTATTTTCTTCCTGTTAGAGGCGCGCAAACTAACACCAAGATTGAAAGTCTTGCCGGCGGCACTTACACGGGCGATATCGATGATGTTAAATATTTGCGCGATAAACTTTTTTCAGCGATTAAGATCCCTCAGTCTTATCTGTCGAGCGCAGAGGAAGCGTCCGAGGACAAGACCACGCTGGCACAAAAAGATATTCGGTTTGCGCGCACCATTCAGAGGCTGCAACGCGCCGTTTTATCTGAATTGGAGAAGATGGGAATTATTCACTTATATACATTGGGGTTTCGCGGTGACGATTTGATTTCCTTTAGTTTGACTCTCAACAACCCCTCCAAGTTGGCAGTTCTCCAAGAACTTGAAACTTGGGGGACCAAGTTTGATACTGCTGCTAACGCCACGGAAGGTTATTTTTCCAAGCGTTGGGTGGCGCAGAATATCTTAGGTATGTCCGACGAGGCGTTTCTCCGCAATCAGAGAGAGATGTTTTACGACAGGAAGACGCAAGCACTTCTCGACGGCGCAGGTGAAATGTCTGGCGCCGACGGCGCCGGAGGAGGAATGGGCGCCGATCTAGGTGGCGATCTAGGTGGCGATCTAGGTGGCGACCTTGGTGGCGACCTTGGTGGTGAAGAATTGGGTGGTGAACTAGGTGGTGAAACAGGTGGTGAAACAGGTGGTGCACTGGGCGCCCCAACCGGACCAGAAACTGGTGGCGAAGGTGGCACTGAAGATGAAACACTCTTGGCCGCCCCCGGAAAAAGAAAAGATAAGAACATACGCCACTATGAAAAGAGTTCTTATACGCCCACTAAGAGAGATAAAAGAAAAGGCGCCGGCCCGAGGGAGCGCTCCCGAAAAGGTAAATATAACGGAGAAAAGGCTAGCAATACTGAACGTAATGTTTTTCCCGGATACACAAAGTCACTCGGTCGGGGGATTTATGAGATCGCGGGTGATAATTATAAGATAGAAGAGGAAAAGTTGTTCAAAGTTAATCAGTCTCAACGTGATGTAAAAATGCTCATTGAGCAAATGGAGAAAAAGAAAAATGAGGAAAAAGAAGTACAAGAGTAAGCACAATAAGAAAAGAAATACCGCTTTTCTTTACGAGGTACTTGTTCAAGAGATAACCAGAAGTGTTGTTGAAAAGGATAAAGAAAGAAAAGAGAAGGCACTGAGGGTTTGCAGGGAGTTTTTTGGTAAAAGTTCTCCCCTCTATAAAGAAAGAGATATATATAACGCTCTCTTGGAGTCGAGGGGGTTGGAGAAGGGATTTATCGAGAAAGTTCTTGTCGAAGCAAAATCTGAATATGAACAATTAGATCTCCAAGAGGTATTCAACACCCAGACTAAATTGATTAATAAAGTAAATAAAGTTTTATCATCGGATATCTTAAACTATTTTGTTCCTAACTATAAAAATCTTGCTACTATAGCACAATTGCTGAATAAGGAATTGCCGGTTAAGGAAAGGGTATTGTTAGAGGATAAGTTTATTGGTGAGTTTTCTGTTGCAACAGAAAAGGAGCAGACTTTGGAACCAACTGACAATTTGGTGTACAAGACTTTTGTTAAACATTATAATAG